AGTAAATTAAATATTGAATTAGAAGGTGCTGTTACTGATGTTATAGAACTAACACAACATCAATATTTTGAATATGGAAGAATAGCAAATGTTATTGAAGAGGATTATCAAGAAAATTATGATCCTTTTAAAAGAATTGATGAAACAGTAAAGGAGTAGATAAAGATGAATGAATTAATAAAAATAGAAGTTAGAAATGGACAACAATTAGCTAGTGGGAGGGAACTTCATAAATTTTTAGAAGTAGGTACTAGATATGATACCTGGATAAATAGAATTATAGAAAAATATAATTTTATTGAAAATAAAGATTTTATAGTGGTTGCTCAAAAAAGAGCGAGCAATGAAATTAAGGGATATACTGAATTTGATGACCACTTAATGACAATAGCGATGGCCAAGGAAATTGCAATGGTATCTAATACAGAAAAAGGAAAAGAAGCAAGAATATATTTTATAAAATGTGAAGAAGCTTGGAATAGTCCTGAAATGATACTAGCAAGAGCTAATCAAATTCAAAGTAGAATGATTGAGAACTATGTTGATAAAATAAAATTTTTAGAAAATAGGATAGAAGAAGAGAAGCCAAAAGTTGAGTTCTATGATGATGTTGCAGATAGTAAGAATACTTGTGATATGCAAACAGTAGCAAAAACTTTAAATTTTAAAGGAGTAGGAAGAAATAATCTATTTGAGATTTTAAGAAATAAAAATATACTTCAATCTGACAACAAGCCTTATCAAAGGTATGTCGATGCTGGGTGGTTTAGATTGATAGAAACTAAATACAATGATTATAAGACAGGAGAAATAAAGCTAAGTTATAAGACAGTTGTATTTCAAAAAGGAATGGAAAAAATATCAGGTTTATTAAAAGAATTAGGCTATACAAAGGTAGTTGGTTAAGATGAAGCAAAGATTTGAGATACCATACAAGCCTGATAGTATGAACACGCACTGGAGAAGAGGCAACAATGTAACTTATCTTAGCAAGAAAGGAAGAGAGTTCAGGGATAATGTTCAACAGTTTATAAAATTACAAAAATATAAGACTTTCAAGAATAAAGTTAGTGTAAAAATAGAACTATGTTTTAAAAGTAAAAGAGAAAGAGATTTAGACAACTATTTTAAAGCTATCTTAGACAGTTTTAATGGCTTTCTATATGAAGATGATAAATTAATATATGAGTTATCTTCAAGCAAGAAATTAGGTTGTGATAGAGATTATTTTATAATCGAAGTGGAGGAGTTGAATTAATTGATTTACAGATGTAAGAATTGTAATAAATTTATAGCTAATATAAAAAATGAAAAGAATATGAAAATAAAATGTAAATCAGTTGAGTATTTAAATAAAAATACTTTAAAAATAAAATGTAGCTGTAAACATATAAATATTGTAGAAATTCAAAAAGTAAAATAAAAACATAAGTATTGAATTTACAGTATATATATGCTACAATATAGGCAACAATTAAAAAGACCAAGTCGTTAAGTAGAGAAATCTATTGACAGCTTTATAGAATAAAGTAGAAGGACTTAGATAACAAATTAATCAAGATGTAAAAATCTTATTAGTTTTTTATTTAAGTCCTTTTTTTGTTTTTCAGGAGATTTTATGAAAACATATAAAAAATATTTTGATATAGGCTTTAGAGATGGACCAGTATTATTTGTACTAGGTAAATTGTATATAGGAAGCTATATAGATACACATACAACCTTATTAAATAAAGTATTAGGGCTAAATTTAGAGTTTGAAACAGTTGAAGAAAGTTTAGATATAAACAGAAATTCAAAAGAAATAACAAGGTTTCAAGACATTGAAGGACAATGTTTGTTTGGAAACTTAGCACAAGGAACTATATATTGGGAGCATTTTAGTGATAAGAAATTATTGAATAAAGTTGAAAAATTAGAGCCAAATTACAAGCATAAAATACTTTGGTACAAGCAAAAACGAGGTAAAAAATGAAAGAATTGAAAATCATAAATAAAAACATAGAGGACATCAAAGAATATGAGAACAATGCAAAAGAACATCCTGATTGGCAGATTGAACAAATAGCCAATTCTATACAAGAATTTGGTTTTAATGACCCAATAGCTGATGAGAAGTGTTTATTTGTGATAAAAGGTGTTCAAGGCTTCAATACTAATTCAGACAATTATTTTGAAGGTTGGGAACCTATAAGGCTTTATTTATTAGAACAAAGGAATAAATGTGATTGGGATATTCCAACAATGAAAACAATCGCAGGACATTCAGATAAAAATAGAGACCATTGGACAGATAAAAGCCAATGGAATTTACCAACAAAAGATGTGTATTTAAAATTTCAAAAATGGGCTATTAAAAATAATGTGGATGCTTTCAAAAAAGAGTATGAAGAAATTAAAAGAGAGTATGAAGAAATTAAAAAATCTTTTTATGAAACAAGAGCATATTTTAATAACACTCATGATAATATGAACAATGTTTGGCATTTTGATAGAGTTGTAGGAGAAGATAGAGAAGAAGCAGGAGGACACGCAACACCTAAACCCATTGAATTATGTGCAAGAGCTATAAAGAGTAGTAGCAGAGAAAATGACAGTGTACTTGATTTATTTGGAGGAAGTGGAAGTACTTTAATAGCTTGTGAACAATTAAATAGAAGTGCTTATTTAATGGAGCTAGAACCTAAATGGGTGCAAGTAATTATTGAAAGATATTTAAAATATACAAATGACAAATTTATAAAAATAAATGGAGAAGAAATTGACTGGTTAGATTATAAAGTAGGTGGTAACAATTGCTAAAAGTAAATATGAAACAGATGTTAAACCAAGACTTGTAGAAATAGAAGCTTGGAAAAGAGATGGATTAACAGATGAGCAAATATATACAAATTTAGGGATTAGTAAACAAAGTTTTTATAAATACAAAGAGAAGTATGTTGACTTTTTTGACTCCTTAAAAAAAGGCAAAGAAGTTGCAGACATAGAAGTAGAAAATGCACTTTTTAAGAGAGCAATAGGCTATAAGTATAAAGAAGTTATAAAAGAAGTAAAAGAGATAGACGGTAAGAAATCAACATACATAAAAGAAGTTATAAAAGAAATTCCAGGAGATGTAGGAGCTCAAATATTTTGGTTGAAGAATAGAAAATCAAATAAATGGAAAGACAAGCAAGACATAGACATAGAAGATAACAATGTAAGTATAACGATTAATGGAGTTAAAAGAAATGGAGATTAATATACAAGCTAATGAGCATTTTATTGATTATCTGAATAATTGGGATAAGAGATTCTATTACATTGTTGGAGGATATGGAAGCAGTAAGTCTTATCATACTGGATTAAAACTAATATTAAAAGCTATTCAGGAGAAAAGAAGAATATTAGTAGTAAGAGCAGTTTATAGGACTATTAAAGAAAGTTGCTTTTCACTGTTAAAAGGAATTATCAGTAACTATAACTTAAATGGATTATTTACATATACAGTAAACCCACTTCACATAAGATGTAGAAATGGGAGCGAGTTTATATTTATGGGCTTAGATGATAGTGAGAAATTAAAGTCAATAGACAATGTAGATATGATTTGGATTGAAGAATGTTCAGAAGTAAGTTACAACGCTTTTAATGAGTTAAATGGAAGATTAAGAGCATTAGGAAAAGATTTGCATATATTTTTAACAAATAATCCTGTAAGTGTGAATAATTGGACTTATGAAAGATTTATAAAAAAAGCTGGAATAGATGAAGAAGAACTTTATCAAAATAGGATTATGACAACAGATGATACTTATTATCATCATTCAGTTGTTGAGGACAATGCTTTTGTTACTGATGAATATATAAAGCAATTAAAAAATTTTGAAACTTATGATATTGAAAGATACAGAATAGCATATCAGGGAAGATTTGGAATAGTTGGAGAGAGAGTATTTAACAATATTCAAAAAACTTCTGATGTAGAAGTACAAGCAATAGTTAAAGAATTAAGTAAATATGGATTAGGGAATTTATATGATGGCTTAGATTATGGTTTTAGTTTTTCATATAATGCACTGGTTAGAATGGCTTTAGATAGGGAAAATAACATTTTATATATTTATGATGAAGTCTATAACAAAAAATTAATTACAAGTGAATTAATAGAAACTTTAAAACCTATTAAAAACAAGCATAGAGAAATTATTGCAGATAATGCAAGACCAGAAACAACTGAAGAAATTAGAAGAGCAGGATTTAAAATAATCAGTTGTGAAAAAGGTGCAGGAAGTATATTAGACGGCTTACAGAAATTAAGGAGCTTTTATAAGATTATAGTTTCTGATAAGTGCATAAATACATATAGAGAACTTACTGAACTATGCCACGAAAAAGATAAGAATGGGAATTATATAGAAAATAAATTCACATTAGACCCACACACTGTGGACGCTATGAGATATGGCTTAGAAAAGTATAAGGCTACTACGTTTAAAAATGGTGAAATAAGAAAACCACTAGGAGTTTAAAGATGGAGAAAAAAAGGATATTAGAAGCATATAATGAGTATCTTTTAACTGATATTTATAAAAATTGTGATAAGTATCGTAAGTTGTCAGATGGGAAAAGTGCAGATGTATTTTTCTCAGATGTAAAAACTAGAGTTAATTTGGAGTATATGGGAATAGTAAACAAGCAAGGTTATATGAATACTTATTCTATGAGTAATGGAAGTCTTGTAAGTGATAGTAAAAGTTGTAGTCTTAAAGATTTAGTTGTAGGTAATGGGATATTACAAGCAACAACAAGACTATATGCAGAGTATGCAACAAGTAAGAAGTTAGTAACTAATCAGAAAGATTTTGAATTAATAAAAGATTTTGACCTAGATGATTTACTAGGCAAAACTATGGTTATTCAATCTTGGGCAGGGAGATTGCTTTTAAAAGGAGTTACACAATTAGATAGATTTAGTTTCTATCCAGTAACACCAAAAGACTATTTCCCAATTAGAAATGAATATAATCCAAAGTTAATTGATGGATATGTAATTTATAACTTATCAGCAGATGATAAAAATAAAAATACTCTTATATGTGAAATCTATGAACTAGATAGCATTGAATATAGAGCATACAAAATAAATGATAAATCTATAAGCGAAGCACCTTATCCTTTTGATTTAACAAAAAATGGAATGATTGCAGATGGTTTAGGTTATAAGGATAATCAAGCTCAAGGTTGGGCAGTAGTTGAGATAGAAAATATATTTGGTACAAGTGATTATAATGATGACTTAGTTGGGAATGTAAGAGAATTAGTTATTGGAGATACATTAACATCACAAGCATTTCAAAAAGTTGCTAATCCATTATTGCAAGTGCCAGACAGTGTAATTGAAATAGATACAAATGGTCGTAGCACTGTAAGGTTAGATGGCAGAGTAGTAGTTGTAAATAAAGATGATAAAGAAGTTAAACAAGTGCAGCTTGAAACTAAAACACAAGAATGGAAGTTACAAAGAGAGAATTTGCAAAATGAGGCTTATAAACAATTAGGAGTGAATGATTTAGCTTTTGGAATTGATTTAGGAGGAAGTATATCAAGTGGAGAAGCTAAAAGAAGAAGTTTAGAGCGTACTATTGCAACAGTTGAGAGTAAAAGAGCTAAGTGTATAACTGGAATTAAAAATATAATTCTATGGGGATATAAGAAGCTAAAAGGGCAAGAAATAGATTTAGAAATAGAAGCACAAGACATTTTGAGTTTATCATTAACTGAAAAAATGGCTATTGTAGTTCAAGGTATTCAAAATAATGTAATGAGTTTAGAAACAGCTATTAAGTTTTTAGGAATCTTAGGAAAAGATACAGATGATGAAATAGCATTAATAAAAGCTAATGTAGGTTATCAAGAAAAGCTAATTAACATAATGAATACACTTGCTGGAATAACAAGAGAAGAGCAATTACAAGTTAAACTTGAAGAACTTTCAAAAGATATTATGAAAGATTTAGGGCTTGAAGTTAAGGAGGAATAGCATATGTTCCCAGTAGCTCAAGAAAATAAATTAAGACTTATATTTGAATTTTACACAAAAAAGAGAGTTGGCAGAACAAAGAAAGCTATAAGTGCAGGACAACTCCCATTATTTGAATTAACAGATGATGAAAAAAGAAATATTATAAAAGAATTAACGAAAGTTGCTATTGAAGTGAATTTATCAACTTTTGAGAGTTGGAGAACACTCACAGATGAAGAACTAAAAAGAACTGATTTAGAAGGTGCTAAATACTGGATAAAATTGAAGCAAGATATAGCAAATAATAGGGCTAGTCAAGAGATTAAAGACATCGTTAAGAGTATAGAAAACGGAACATATACAAATAATGATATTGATAAACTCCAAAAATGGCTCAATAACAGAAATGAGAATCTTGCAAGAAATGAAACAGGTAATTTATATGCTCAAGAATGTAAAGACTTGATGATTGAGAACGGTATTGAACATTTTGTTTGGCACACTATGAAAGATGACAGAGTAAGAGAGTCGCACGCTGAACGA